TAAGCTCGAGATCCTGGTTCGATTCCGGGTCCCGCAACCAACCATAAGGTACGTATGAAAAATAAATCACTGAGTCGTGGTCCCGAAATTGACACAGAAAAATGTGTGGAAAATATAGGCGGTAATAGATTTGACTTGGTGCTGATTGCATCAGCTCGTGCCAGAGAGCTCAGTCGCAGACACAAGGCAGCTGAACTACAGACGCAGATGAACGCACCTGTGGCAGCACTGTTAGATGTGCAGTCAGGTGCGGTGGGTCGAGAATACCTGAAAAAAGTCTAGTCTTAAGATTATAGATTAAATAAATCTATGCGGGGTTCGTATAGTGGTAATACCTGAGCCTTCCAAGCTCATGCGGAGAGTTCGATTCTCTTACCCCGCTCCAAATAAAATAACAAGATGAAAATAATCGTTACCGGACATACGAGAGGTCTAGGAAAAGGCATTTATGATTATTTTTCTAAAGACAATGAAGTTGTTGGATTTTCAAAAAGTAATGGGTTTGATATCACTGACCCTGATTGTAGAACAGAAATAGTAAATGCATCTGAAGATGCAGATATTTTTGTGAATAACGCACATGTTAATGGAGATTCTGCACAACTGCATTTACTTAAAGATATGCACGAACTTTGGAAACATCAAAATAAAATTATAATTAATGTAAGTAGTTTTAGATCCACTTTTGTAGATGGCAATTTTGAATTTTCAGAGTCTTTTCGAGTTAAGAAAGAGTTGGATCTTTTTTGTACAAAAAATCAACACGTATTAAAATATCCTTATCTAATAAATCTTAGACCCGGCCTTATTGATACAGACAGAACACGCAATGAACAGGGTAAAAAAATGAATGTCCAAGACGTAATTGTGGTATTAGATTTTATTTTGAAAAACAAAGATATTTTTAAGATACTAGATATAGGCTTTAAAGGCTGAAAAAATTATTAAATTCTCAGAAGACACATAATGTACAAAACGATAGACAAAAATGAAATTTTTCAAAAATTTGATTTCTCATCGTTGATCACCAAGCAAGATGATCTCGAAGCCTGTGAAATTATCAAGACGATCATAGCTGACGGTAACTATTTTACTAATTCGCCTAAGTATCAAACCAAAGAAAACATCTTTGCTAGATCAGAAGCTGTATGGTTAAAATACCGTGTGAGTTTCATGATGAGTGCGTTCATGTATCTAGGCCGTGAAGCCAAAATATCTAACATGATGGCCTGGAGTTTTATGACCAATCTCGAGGGTGCCGAAAACCGTGATAATCTCTGGCATCATCATTGGCATCCTACTACCCCCACCGCACAAATACTCAGTGGTATTTGGTATCTACACATACCCGAGGATGTTAAAGATCGAGACTATTGCGGTACAGAGATGGCACCGGGGGGTCCTCAATCTGATGACAGATATTTTGTGCGTCCCGCAGATGGTAATTGGTTGATCTATCCCGGCAACATGTGGCATCGCCCCGGAATCGTACAGAGCGATCAATACAGATTTGTCTTAGCCGCAGACATTCAAATAGACTAAACTGGCCATAGTATAATGGATAATACAGCGAGCTTCTACCTCGCGAATGTGGGTTCGATTCCTGCTGGCCGGACCACGCCGCTCTCATAGTATAAAAGCATTACACTACATTGGTAATGTAGAAACGGTGGAGCATTACCACCTGAGAGCACCACTTGACAAAAATTGATAAATGTAGTATAATACTAGTATACAAATTATCAAAGGCATATATGCAGATCATCATGGAAGGTAGGGCTAGTCCTACCAAATCAATCATAGAAACCTCCGCGAATTTCTTTGCCAAAGAACTGGGATTGAGCCGTAGCCGGTTCACTCTGTTGATCATGACTGAACGAGGAATGGCCCGTAAAGAAGGCATGCGAGGTGCGGTGCATAAAGTAGGTCCAAAATTTCTTACCATGATCATAGACTCTGGGCTAGAGTTTGAAAGACTGATAATCACCCTGGCACACGAAATGATACATGTCAAACAATATGCTCGCGGTCAGATCAAATCCAGCCGCAGTTGCAAAACACACTATTGGATGGGCCGGCACATACGTAAAAGCTATTACGATCAACCTTGGGAAATCGAAGCCTATACCAAAGAACGTGTGCTAGCCAATAAAATTTTTGCGATAACAGGAGCATGACATGAATCCATGGATACAAAACGTAGCACTCAGCGATATCCGTAAAGGACATCACATCGACGCAGGCATAAACTCTATGCTGATCCAGATCTGCGATCCGCCCGGAGATTTTCCTACTCCTAAACATCAGTTCAAAGAAGTCCATCAGTTCCAATTCTTGGACATCGAAGAAAAAGACTTTGCATTGGAAGAAGTCATGCGTTGCAGTCAATCACAGGCTGATGAGCTGGTTCGATTACTGCAACACGCACTAGAGAATCGTATGAATGTAGTTGTTCACTGTCACGCCGGCGTTTGCCGCAGCGGGGCGGTTTGCGAAATCGGTGTTATGCTAGGCTTCCGCGACACTGAAGCGTTTCGTTCACCGAACCTACTTGTCAAGCATCGCATGATGCGAGCATTGGGTTGGCTCTACGATGAACAGGAACCTCACTCGATCAATGGAGTACCGGTTCCAGAAGATTGGACCAACGACAACGAGAAAGTCTTTATGCTAGCCGCTGAACGCAGAGCTCGAAGAGAAAGAGAAGGTGACATATGAATATATCAAGTATCCAACGATATCAAATACAACAGTACAATCTGGAACAAAGAAATCTGCAAGAAAAGCGAGAAGAAGATTATCGTAAGTTAGTAGAACGAAAAAACTTTGAGCAGATTGTTGCAGAACGGGTGGCAAGAAATCTACGGTTAGATCTAGACAAAGGTAGAAACATTGATCTAGAATGTTAAACTGTTGTAAAAATACAACATCTAGACCCTGTTAATTTCGATTGACAGGGTTTCTTTTTGGTGCTATAATAGAACAATGATAGAAGTAAAAAGCAAAACAAAAACACAAGAATTTGAAACATTAGCCCTAGCAATGACGTGGGCTAAGACTGTGAATGAGTTTGTTGTCATCACAGTTAACGGAATGGAAATAGTAGGGCGGTTTGGCGCAGACAGCGTTGTCAACGGCAAGTGCCCAGATGGTGTAGATTACACCTGGAAAAAACGTAGAATCTAAAATGAAAGGAGGGCAAGATGCCTAGTGTATTTTTAGTATCAGACACGCACTTTGGACACACAGGTGTTTGCCGCTTCACCCGTGATGATGGCACTAAATTGCGCCCTTGGGACTCTGCTGAAGAAATGGACGAAGCCATGGTCAAGGCATGGAATGAACGTGTAAAACCCACTGACAAGGTCTACCATTTGGGCGATGTTGTCATCAACCGCAAAGCGTTGAGTATTTTGCATCGTTTAAATGGCGACAAGGTGTTGATCCGTGGTAACCACGATATTTTCAAAGACACGGATTATATCCAACACTTCCGCGAATTACGTGCCTATCATGTGATGAACGGTATGATCTTAAGTCATATCCCTGTACACGAAGCCAGTTTGGGTCGATTTGGTGTTAACATACACGGACACCTGCACTCAAATCGTGTGCGTAAAGCTCGCGGGGTTGATGCTAGAACAGGTGCTGTGTTGTACGGTGATGAAATAGATGTTCGTTATCACTGTGTATGTGTGGAACAGACACCGGATTTTGCCCCTATATTGTTCGAAGATGTCATAGCACGTATACAAGCAGAAGGCGGCGAAGTAGGTTTCCGCAATGGCAACGGACCTACAGTGGATTAGAACATAGTTCTATTTGAGCGTCAGCCCCTAGGCGCTATACAAAAGGGCAAAATAGCACCTTCGGGTGCTATTTTTTTGGCTATATGTTCTGGACTCTGCGACATAAATATATGAGTAGGAATAATCCAGGAGTTTAAACATGCCCTTACAGATTCGCAGAGGCACAAACGCACAAAGACAAGCCATGACACAGGCCCTAGCTCAGGGCGAACTGTTGTATGTTACTGATGAACAAAAATTATATGTTGGTAATGGCAGCACACTAGGTGGCATACAAATTACCGGTTATACTGATGAAAATGCACAGGATGCTGCTGCAGGATTGTTTGCCAACGGCACACACAGTGGTATAACTTTCGCATATAATGACGCAGGCGCTAGTATATCTGCCGAATTAGATCTAACTACCAACACAGGTACAATAGGCGGAGTATTTAAAGGCGACGTAGTAGCAGAAGATTCTACTCTACTCATAGATGCTACTTTGGGCAGAATTGTTGGACCTGTATTTTCTAATGTCACAGGCAATGTCACAGGCAATGTCACAGGCAATGTCACAGGCAATGTCACAGGTAATGCAGACACTGCTACAACAGCTACCACAGCCACCACAGTAGCACTTACTGCTACTAATTTTACCGCAACTGGACACTTTATCACATTCGTTGATACCGCTACTGGCAATGAAACCTTAAGAACAGATACCGCCCTAACATATAACCCAAGCACTGATACATTAACTGCCGGCATTTTTTCGGGCACTTTATCCGGTAATACTGTCGGATATCATACAGGTGACGTTAAAGGTTCTGTATTTGCAGATGATTCAACTATGTTGGTAGATGCAACCGGCGGACGATTCTTTGGAGATCTAACAGGTAATGTCAGTGGTAACATTGAGACTAACTTAATTTCTTCTGCAACATCTACTACCATTGTTGTAGATACCCCCGTTAATTTTCAG